TATAATCCTGAAGGCGCAGTCAAGGAAGAAACGGAAGATGTCCTCTAATCCTAGTATCGCTCTCGTGGATGCTGATGTGATGGTTTATCGCATCGGCTTCGCGTCAGAGAATGACTCCGAGAGCATTGCTAGGGCTAGGCTTGTCGAGTGGTTCACTGACATTGTATACATCGACCTGAAGTGCGAGGATTACAAGGCGTGGATCACCGGCAAGTCTAACTACAGGTACGACATTGCCAAGACTGTTCCGTACAAGGGCAACCGCAAGGACATGAAGAAGCCCAAGCATTACGAGTATCTTCGTGATGTCTTGGTCAAGCGTTTGGGTGCAATCGTGACTGATGGCGAGGAGGCTGACGATGCTGTCGGTATCGCATCCACGGAGAACCCTAGTGCTTGGATCGTCCATGTGGATAAAGACTTGGATCAACTTCCAGGGCTTCATTACAATCCTGTCAAATGCGAGAAGTACACGGTCACTGAGTTTGAAGGGCTACGGAACTTCTACAAGCAGATGCTGACAGGAGACAGAACAGACAACATTGAGGGCATTCACGGTATCGGGCCAGTCAAGGCCACCAAGATACTCAGTGAATGTAAAACTGAACAAGAACTGTATGAGGCTGTATGGAAGACGTATCAGAAACACGAACTGTCGCTAGAAAGACTGACAGAAAACGGGCAACTGCTGTGGTTGCGAAGGAAGCCGGATCAAATGTGGTTGCCTCCTTCAGCCTCGCAGGATGCCAGTGGACAGTCTTAAGCGTAGCGCACATGACTGAGATGGGCCTGTGTGACCCGGAAACGCACACGATCAAGATTCGTGCATCGTTGCCGGAGCAGGCTCAGGAGGCTACCTTTTACCATGAACTTGTCCATGCGGTGCTGTTTACAATGGGTAAGACAAACCATGATGAGGAGTTTGTTGACACTTTTGGTGGTTTGCTTCATCAGTATTCTAGGACAATGAATGAAACCAAGTAGCGCAAAGAACAAAGGCAGGCTGTTGCAGCAGTGGACTGCTAAGAAGATGCTGGAGTATGCGCCTACGCTAGAGCCTGACGATGTTGTAAGCACTAGTATGGGCGCAGGTGGCGCTGATGTCAAACTGTCTCCTGCTGCTCGGAAGATTTACCCGTTCCAGATCGAATGTAAGTCTCATGCAAAGATTGCTGTGTACGACTTTTACCGTCAAGCAGCCTCTCACGGGACTTACGAGCCTCTGGTGGTCATCAAACAGAATCAGTGCAAGCCGCTAGTGATCGTGGACGCTGATTACTTCTTTAAGGTGTACAATGAAAATCGAAATACCGAACGAAGCACTGGATGAGTTCCTTGTCCAGTCCTTGAAAGACGGTCTAGACGGTGTGCGTTACAATCGTCGTACAGTGAAGCACCCGGAGGACATTGCTAACAATGCACAGCTTGAAGGTGCTTTTGTGACGCTACTGGAATACTACATGTGTCATACGGACTTCATTGAGTTCATTAAGAAAGAGTATCGTGGAAGTAACGCAGATTCGTGAGAACCCGGACGGCAGTGCAGACTTTAGCTTTGAGTTGACTGCCTTGGAAAAAGAAGCATTGATTCGCTTTGCCATCATGGAAGGAATCAAGAATGGAATTAAGGAAGGAATGAAATATGCCGTCCGTGAAGACAGTGTGGAAGACGCCGGAAGCCGAGAAGCTGATAGCGTACATGGCTCGGGTGTCGAACCCAGCGAATCAGGCAAATGAGAAGTATGTTCCTCTAATCAAGTACCTGATAAAACACAAGCACTGGAGTCCCTTCGAGATGGTCAATGTTTGCATGGAGATAGAATGCACACGAGACATCGCAAGACAGATTCTGAGGCATCGTAGCTTCTCCTTCCAGGAGTTCAGTCAGCGGTACGCAGTGGCAGACGGCTATGCCTACTCTGAGCCACGGCTACAGGATGACAAGAACAGACAGAACAGTCTGCCCGTAGAAGATCGGGAGATGATCCGGTTCTGGGAAGAGCAGCAGTACAATGTGCTCAAGGCCGCTAAGGCAGCGTATGAGAATGCATTGAATGTAGGAATAGCTAAGGAAGTTGCTCGGAAGGTCTTGCCAGAGGGCTTGACAACGAGTAGGATGTACATGAATGGAACACTGAGGAGTTGGCTCCACTATATCCAGATCAGGACTGGAGTGGAGACTCAGAAGGAACACCGTGAGATTGCGCTGCTGTGTGAGCAGGAACTGTGGCGTGATTTCCCTAACGTAATGGAGGCTTTGGTATAAAATGAGTGGATGTGATATGTTTGATTTGGACAACGAAGAAGAGAAGAGCAACTACACTTTTGCCTTTTCTGGGGATGAACGTAACATTAACTTCAATGTTGCTGTAGACTATGACGGGACTTGGAACGATGTCTTGCGTCATTTCCTTGACTTCCTTGGCTCTGTGTACGGCTACAACATTAGCAAGTACGTGACGATGGAGTCTCCTCGCGGGTTTAAAGACTTGAAAGACGATGAAGATACTACTACTTGACATCGAAACTGCACCGAACACAGCCTATGTCTGGGGACTCTTCAAGCAAAACATCAGCATCAGTCAGATCGTGGACTCTAGCGCAATGCTGTGCTGGGCTGCTAAGTGGCTGGATCAAGAAGATGTCATGTTCAGTAGCATTATGGGTGGACGCAAGAAAATGCTACAGCGCATCCACAAGCTGCTGGATGAGGCTGACGCAGTAGTCCACTACAACGGTTCTAGGTTTGACATTCCTACGCTCAACAAGGAGTTCCTTGAGGCAGGGATGTCACCACCTAGTCCGTATGCTCAGATTGACCTTCTGAAGACTGCACGACAGCAGTTCCGGTTCCCGAGCAACAAGCTAGACTATGTTGGTCGTGCTCTGGGACTGGGGCAGAAGGTGTCTCACGAAGGCTTTGAGTTGTGGATCAAGTGCATGAACAAGGACAAGGATGCCTGGACTCGTATGCAGGCGTACAATGTCCAAGATGTTCTGTTGCTTGAGAAGGTGTACAAGCGGTTCCTGCCTTGGATCAAGAACCATCCTAATCGCGGTGTTCACATGGACACTGACCATGTTTGTCCTACTTGTGGGAGTCACAATGTCCAAAAGCGAGGTTATAATCACACGAAAGCAGGTCGATACCAGCGGTATCAGTGCCGAGACTGTGCAACTTGGTCAGCAGCTAAGGGAACAATTAGTGAGTCGAGGGATACTCTCAGACATATCGTGTAAGACCTGCTTCTATGGGCCTGTCAAGCAAACCATGCACCGTATCTGCGACACCTGCTTCACGCTAAAGGGTACGCAGTACGAGAACTGGGTTGACAAGAACATATACGCTGAGACAACTAAGGAAGAAGAACAGAATATGGATGCTATTAGCAAGCCAGTTCATTACAACTACAGCACGGTGCAGCCTATCGATGCTATTGAGGCTTGGAAGCTGAATTTCAGGCTCTCCAATGTCATCAAGTATGTGGCTCGACACCGACAAAAGAATGGCCTAGAGGACTTGAAGAAAGCCCTCTGGTATCTCCAGCGGGAGATTGATAAGTATGACCCTGACGTTCAATGATTTGAAGGATCGTCTAAAGGCTCTGGATGAAGTAACGCTTCTGGAGCTTTTAGACCTGAAGAGCGAAGACATCGTAGATCGGTTTGAAGACCTGATCGAAGATAAACAAGAACAACTAGAGAAGGAATTTTAATGACTCCGTACCAAACCTACATTGCCAAGTCCAGGTATTCCCGTTACCTTGACGACAAAGGCCGCCGTGAGCACTGGCCTGAGACAGTCAATCGTTACTTTGACTTCATGGAAGGACACCTGAGGAAGAAACACAACTACCTCTTGCCTACCGAGCTTCGCAAGGAACTGCAAGATGCTGTGACGAACCTTGAGGTTGTGCCGTCCATGCGTGCGATTATGACCGCAGGCGATGCCCTGGATCGTCAGAATGTGGCCGGATACAACTGCTCGTACCTGCCCGTTGATGATCCTAAGGCATTCGATGAGGCAATGTATATCCTGCTCTGCGGTACAGGGGTAGGCTTTAGCGTAGAGGAAAAGTATGTCAATCGTCTGCCGGAAGTTCCAGATCATTTGTTTGACTCTAACACTGTGGTGGTCGTCAAGGACTCTAAGGAAGGCTGGGCAAAGGCTCTGCGACAGATTATTGCCCTCCTGTATGCCGGAGAAGTACCTAAGTGGGATGTATCCGCCGTACGTCCTGCTGGGGCACGCCTTAAGACCTTTGGTGGTCGAGCAAGTGGCCCGGAACCGTTGGTGGAGTTGTTCCGCTACACTGTCGCTAAGTTCAAGACAGCCGCTGGTCGTAAACTTAACTCGCTGGAATGCCATGATATTCTGTGCAAGATCGGGGAAGTCGTTGTGGTTGGAGGGGTACGCCGGTCTGCGATGATTAGCCTGTCTGACCTGAGCGATGACCGTATGGCTCACGCTAAGGCAGGAAACTGGTGGGAAGGAAACGCACAGCGTGCATTGGCCAATAACTCGGCAGTCTACACGACCAAGCCCTCTGTTGGTCAGTTCATGCGTGAATGGTCTGCTATTTATGAATCACACTCTGGTGAACGAGGTATCTTCAATCGGTATGCTAGTCAAGCTCAGGCGGCTCGTAATGGCCGCCGCGACCCGAATCAAGAGTGGGGTACTAATCCCTGTAGTGAGATTATTCTACGCCCTTATCAGTTCTGTAATCTTAGTTCTGTCATTGTGCGGCCTAGCGATGATTACGGTTCTCTTGAGCGTAAAGTGCGTCTTGCAACTATCTTGGGAACTTGGCAGTCAACACTTACGAACTTCCCGTATCTTCGCAAGATTTGGCAAAACAACACCGAAGAGGAACGATTGCTAGGTGTGTCGATGACGGGTATCCTGGATAACTCGTTGCTGAACAACCCTGACGATCCCCGTCTACCTGATCTTTTGGAGAGGTTGAAAACTCATGCTGTTCACACTAATGCTGTTATGGCTGACGCTATCGGTATCAACCGGAGTGTTGCTATCACAGCTATCAAACCTGAGGGTACAGTCTCCCAGCTCACGGGCACTGCTAGTGGTATTCATCCTCAACACGCTAAGTATTATATTCGTCGGGTTCGTTCTGATAACAAAGACCCTCTCACTGACTTCCTGAAGTCTCAAGGGTTCCCGTCAGAGCCTGACTTCTATAAGTCTGACAGCACGACAGTGTTCAGCTTCCCTGTGGCTGTGGCTGACGGTGCTGTGCTGCGTGAGGACTTGGATGCTATCAAGCACCTGCGTCTGTGGTTGCTGTATCAGGAACACTACTGTGAGCACAAGCCTTCTGTGACCATCTCTGTCAAGGAACAAGAGTGGCCTAAGGTTGGTGCTTGGGTGTGGGACAACTTTGACAAGATCACTGGCGTGTCTTTCCTGCCGATGGACGGAGGAACCTATCGACAGGCACCGTATGAGGAGATCGACAGTGCGGAGTACGAACGCCTAAAGGCTGCAATGCCTGCGGGGATTGACTGGGATGCTTTCATTGAAAGGACTGACAATGTAGAAGGAGCACAGACTTTGGCCTGCACGGCTGGAGCCTGCGAACTACCGTGAACTTTATCCTACAGTTCAGGCTCGGTATCGGCTTCGACATCGAGCACAATGAGATCAATCGGTACTGTATGCTAGACGAGGAAGGCAAAGAAGAAGTTGTTTGCTTTGTCGGTCTAATCATAAAGATACCGTTCATTGAAATCCTGATCGGAGATTTCTTCACGGAATAAAAAAAGCCCCTGCAAGGTTCCATTTAAGGTTCCTTGACAGGGGCTTAATTATTTCAACAGCAGGCTTTCTGCCTGTCTCCTTCTAGTCAGTCCTCTGAGCACTCTACCGGCTGCTTTGTCCCACTTGAGACACTCCAGCGCAGCCTCTTCCCAGTTCTTCTCGTTGATCCTCTTCCTGAAGGTACTGATACGAAGGTTACCCAGTCCACAGTTGTAGGCCCATGACAGAACAGCAGCCTGTCGCCTGGTTGGCTCATCCTTCAGACCGGGGCAGAGCTTCATCACACCCACATAGAAGTACTCCATGTGCTCGTCTAAGCCCTTCTCGCACTGCTCCATAGTCCAGATTGTGTCTGGATTGATGTCAGGGCCAGTAGAGCCATAGCCGATAGTCCACGGGTGTCCGCCTGTGCCCGGATCAGGATACGCTTTGACCATTCCGTTAGGAAGAACTTTAGCGCATCCTTCAAAGGGCTTGACTAGAACATTCTTACATAGTTCAATTGCGGGATTCACGTTTCTCAATGCTCCTACCGACAAAGAAGAAGGAGAGAATCATCATAAGCATACTAAAATCATCTGCCGTCCAAATTTCATCAATAAGCTGACTTGCAGGAATTCCGCTATTGACTGCGTATGACACAGTAATGATTTTTACAGCCGTATACAGTCCAAACATCAGCCAAGTGATTCCAGGTCGAACCAACGCTGAAATACTGGCAACCCACTTGTATGCTTTACTGTCTGCCTCTGCTTGTTGCTTAAAAGCCTCACCAATGGCGTCTATCTGATGAATGCTATGGTCTACATAACGCTCTTCCATGCGGTACTCACCCCGCATCTTCTCTAGGTCAGTCTGAAGAGAAAACATCTTCAGTTCGTGGCTTCGTTCATCTTTGCGGTCAAGCCACTTCAGCACCTCCGGGGCCAGCCGGAACAGGCCACCGAAGATACTACCTAGAAGACCGCCTCCTAGCATTTCAAACATTACTGGTTACCTCCCTGGGACGCTCCAAACATCCGAGCAAACA